TCATTTATAGTAGTTATTACTACATTAGGAGGTGCAGCTCCAAGAACTAGAATGCGTATTGGAACTATTTCTAATCCTTCGGCAGCACAATTAGCATCTCAAACTATAATAGGAACAAATGCTTTAGGATCGGCTAATGCTGTTAGTATGTACCGAAAAATGCCTATCATTGGAGGGTCATCTGGAGATATAAAATACATGCAAGTTGGTTCCAACATTAATACGGATGAAGGACTCGCCACAACTTATACTATTACTTCAGTTGATTGGACCACCCAACGATATATTTATTTTACTATATATAATAACACAACAGCAGCAGTTACAAGTTGTTATGGAGTGTTAGTTGAACAATTAAATACATAAAATTATGCCTGTAATTATAGATCAAAACGGAAGACGAGAAGTTACTCAACAAGAGTATAATGCTTACATGCAAACAGTTCAACCAACTTTAGATGAACTAAAAACCTATAAAATTGAAGAATTAGATGTGTTAACAAGAAAATATATTTCAGAAAATATTTATTTTGAAATCGAACGTAGTGTTCGTACATCACAACCAATCCCACGATGGGTTAATGATTTTTCAGATACAATTGTACGAAAAAATCATGATATAAAACAGCAAATCGAAAATGCATCTACACATGAAGAATTGATGCAAATTGATATAAATTCGATAACAGAATAATTTTGTTTTTTATGATATTTTTCTTATTATATCAAGAAAAGGTTATGTATGAAACGAAAACTAGATAAAGAACATATTGACTCCATACAAGCACTACGAGACCAGTTCAATGAAACTGCTGTATTTTTAGGCAATATTTCTATTGAAAAACATTTAGCTGTACAGCAAGTATCACAATTAGAATCTCGAGAACAAGAATTAATTGCTAGATTTGAACAACTACGGCAAAAAGAACAAGATCTTTTAGAAAAATTAAAAGAGCGTTATGGTGAAGGCGAAATAAACATTGCAGAAGGTACATTTACTCCAGCACAGTGAGTTTTGAACTCTTAACATCATATTTATAATAAAAAAATCATAGGAGTATATTAATGGCCGAAAGAATTGTTTCCCCTGGTGTATTTACGAATGAAGTAGATCAATCGTTTTTAGCTGGAGGGGTCGCTGCAATTGGTGCAGCAGTAATTGGTCCAACAGTAAAAGGACCTGCATTAATTCCTACGCAAATTCGTAACTACGGAGAGTTTGTTTCAACATTTGGATCATATACAGATGATTCATATGTTCCTTTTGTAGTTCAAGATTATTTGCGTAATGGAAGTGTAATAACAGTAACTCGTCTTTTATATGAGGATGGGTACTCTTTATCAAATGGAGTATTAGCAATTATTGCAAAATCTGGTTCAGGTGCTGGTAAGGTAGAAGTAGTAACACACGTGTTACACCCAACGACACCAGTAAATGATACTACCGGATCTGTATTTGAAAATTCAGTTTTATTGGATGCTGGTAGTGGTTCATTTGCAATTAAATTATCTGGATCGTACGATCAATTTTCACCACAAGATGATGCAATTGGATTTGATGGGTCTTTTTTAGTAGCAGAAGGCGTAGCAATTTCAGCATCACTTAATCCAAATGCAAATGACTATGTTAATAAAGTGTTTGGTACTGGTCCTAAATCAGTAGATTATCCAGTATATACAATTTATTCAAACCCAACTGCGTATGCTGCATTTGCAAATCCTGGAAATATTACTACAGAATTAGCAATAATTTCAAATTACGCAGTACTACAGGATTACAATACAGCTGCAACACCATGGATTACATCTCAAAAAATAGGAAGTGTTGCAAAAGATTTGTTCCGTTTTCATACGTTATCACATGGTACATCTGTTAATCACGAAGTTAAAGTTGGAATTCGAGATATTCGAACATCTACAGAAGTTTCCGATCCAAATGGATATGGTACATTCACAGTAGAGGTTCGTAGAGTTAATACTACAAATATACCTGGTTCTCCATATTCTTCGCAAGATACTGATCGTAATCCGGATATCGTCGAAACATTTTTAAATGTGAACTTAGATCCAAATTCATCTAGATATATTGCTCGTGTAATTGGAGACCGTTATCAAACAGTTACTGATAACAATGACATCGTAGTAAATGGAGATTATCCTAATATTTCTAAATTTATTCGAGTTCAAGTTACAACAGGTGTATCTACTAGTACTAACGAAAAGACACTTATTCCGTTTGGATTTCGTGCACCAAATGCTCCAATTCCATTGGTATCTGGTTCTTTGAATTTAACCGCAACATCATATCGTACGACGCAAGTTAATTTAACATATGGTCCTAATACATATTTTGGATTTGATTTTACCAATATTAATAACCTGAATTATTTAGCTCCATTACCAACCACTGGAGAAAATACTGGTAGCAATTCGGACTTTTATTTAGGTAATATGAATCAAGATGCTGCAGCAAATTTCCCAACATCTACAACAGCATATTCAGGGTCATTAGAATCTGCATTAACTGGCGGAACATTTACTACAAATATCGCAACATCAACTCGTAAGTTCATTATCCCATTCCAAGGCGGATTTGATGGGGCGAAACCAAATCTAAAAAAATATTCTGGTGCTAATATTACGTCAGCAAATACATTTGGATTTAATTGTACTGATACTTCTACCGGAGGAACAAAAGCATATAACAAAGCCTTTGCTATACTAGGTAATACTGATTATTATGATATCAACATGTTAATCACTCCAGGTATTATTGATGAATATCATAGTGTAGTATCTAGTGCTGCTCGTAACTTAGCAGAAGCTCGGCAAGACACGTTCTATGTGATGGATTCTAATGGTATTGATAAATCATTAACTGCGGTAACAACTCAAGTAGCGACATTAGATAGCAATTATACATCAACATATTGGCCATGGGTTCGTATCACAAATCCAGCAAAAAATGTACCTGTATGGGTTCCGCCAAGTGTAGTAGTACCAGGTGTATTAGCATTTAATGATTCTGTAGCAGCTCCATGGTATGCACCAGCTGGTTTAACAAGGGGTGGGTTAACTACAGTATCTGATACTTATGTTAATCTAAATCAATCGGCTCGAGACACATTGTATGAAGCTCGTGTTAACCCTATTGCCAACTTCCCTAATGAAGGAGTTGTTATATGGGGTCAGAAGACCTTGCAAGGACAGCCTAGTGCATTAGACCGAGTAAATGTGCGTAGATTACTAATCACAGTTAAGAAGTTTATTGCATCATCTACTAGATTCTTAGTATTTGAACAGAATACGGATGCGACTCGTTTGCGATTCTTATCTATTGTTAATCCATACCTAGATCAAGTAAAAGCAAATCAGGGATTATCTGCATTCCGTGTAGTAATGGATGATAGTAATAACACACCGGATTTGATTGATCAGAATATTTTATATGGTCAGATATTCCTTCAACCTACTCGTACGGCTGAATTTATTATTTTAGATTTTAATATTCAACCAACCGGAGCTAGTTTCCCGGAATAGAATTTTAAATATGTTTTAATAAAGGCAGGGCTTCGGTTCTGCCTTTTTTACTTTATCGATATTTATATTAAAAAGTATAAAGGAATAAAATGGCATTAACTCCAACCTTACCTGATATTAGTCAGAATGATTTATTTAATAGTGCGTTTTCGTGGGAACCGAAATATGCTAATAGATTTATCATGCAATTAGCAGGAACAAATATTCCTGCATATTTAGTAAAAGCTGCAGCACGACCTACTATAGCAAATGGTGAAATTGTGCTAGATCATATCAATATTGACAGAAAAGTTAAAGGAAAATCACGTTGGAGCGATGTTTCTATTACTGTGTATGATCCGATTACTCCAGAAGGAGCACAAGCTGTTATGGAATGGATTCGTTTTCACCATGAATCATTAACCGGCCGGGATGGTTATTCTACAGATTATAAAAGAGACATTCAATTTTATGCACTTTCTGGTTTAGGTGAAAAAATTGAAAGTTGGATCTTAAAAGGAACATTCATTTCAGATGCAAATTTTGGTCAAATGGATTGGGGAACTGAAGAAGCTATGACAGTAGAATTGACATTAAAATACGATTACGCAATATTAGAATACTAAACAATCATATATCATCGAAGATTGGGGGCAATTGTCCCCAATTTTTATGTTCGAGCATATTTATTAATAAATAATAAGGAGTTATAATGGCAGGCATGACCGATAGAATTACGAATCATGATTTAATACAGTTAGCAA